GGGCTTTCCCAACATCGTCGGAGCCCAGAAGGGTCCAGGTTCCGTTAAGTCCGGCATCAACTTCATGTCGGGATACAAGATCGTCATCCATCCGCAATGCGAGCAAATGCGCGATGAGGCGCGGCTTTACTCGTTTATGACGGACAAGCTCAGTGGAAAAGTTCTACCTGGTCGCATTCCTGTGGATGCTAATAACCACGGTTGGGATTCTTCTCGCTACGCTTTAGAGGATGCTATCTCTAACCCCGCCAACGATGATGATCCCTTTGGCGGCGTAGTGAAGCTCTGGTAGATAGGAGAGTCCCTTGGGTTGCGGATGTGGTAAGTCTTTTAGTTCTGGTTCAAGCTACGCTACCGGACAACGGTATCGGAGCGGGAGCGTTTCGCATGTTCCGAATGAGCGTCCTGCGGTGAGCATCAAGAGCAAGTCGCTCCAGGCTCGAACTGGCGTCCAAGCTCAGCCCGCCTCTCCGGCTCCCGCCCCACAAGCTGCTTCTTCAGGAAGGCGCAAAGTCTAGCCACATGTGGCCTTTCAACCACCTCGTCAAGAAGCCTCCGAAGCGGGAAGCGTCCGAAGAGCCTGTCAGTCCGATCTTTACGATCGCTGGACAGCCAATTCGCTTTCTGTCCACTACGGCGGTGATGGGGGCGGAAGAGGCTCAGCGCAGCATCCCGCAGTTATATCGTGTGACGCACCTTGTTGCATCTAGCGCCCAGGCTGTTCCTTGGTTCTGTGAAGTCAACCCGTTGGTTGCCAAGAGCGAGCAGGCCAGTCCAAATCAGATCAAGGCGATCAACAGCCTTCTGATGTCTCCGAACGACAATCTTACTCCGGAGAACATGCGGTATTGGTTGACGCTCAACTTGATGCTTTATTCCCGTGTTCATTTCAAGGTAGGTGTCGGGACTGGTGGACTTCCGAATGGGATCTATCCTCTTGCCACCAAGTACATGAAGGGGCTTCCGAATTCGCGCGGTACGATCGACACCTACATTTACGGCGAGGGGACGCAGCAAGAGCAGCGGTATCCTTCGAAGCGTAAAGCATCCCCGGGTGAATCGTATGCCGCTGAGATTAGCTTTCCGAGTCTCTCTGGCTTGATTGAATACAACAAGAGTCCAGCGGCTATCGAGTCGTTGATGATTCCTTTGATGATTATCAAGTGTCTGATGCAGCGTGCGCTCGACACTGCGGACGGTCATCCAAATATTAAGTATGTGGTTACATCGGATAAGACTCTTACAAAGGCGCAGGTCGATGCGCTTAAAGAGCATCTCGAATCTGCCGGTCCCGGTGAAGAGAATAGCGGAAATGTTCTTTTCCTCTACAATACGAAGATCGAAGTTCACACGCTCGACAATAAGATGGGCGATATTCATTCGAAGATTCCCCTTGACGACATGACACGCATTATCGCAGGCGTGTTCGGTGTTCCAGTAGCTCTCCTAGGATTGAGCAATGCGGACTCTGCAAAGTATTCGAACAATTATGAACAGTCCAGACTCGCGCTATGGCAAGATACTGTGGTTCCCACTTATATATCTCCTATGGCAGCTGGTCTCACTGCGTGTCTTTGTCCGTATGGTGCTAAGATTTCCTTCGACTATGATGCTATTCCTGCGCTATGGGAAGGCCGCGCGAAGCTCGGCCAGACGCTCAGTCACGTCAACTTCCTTACTACGGACGAGAAGCGCGAGATCCTCGGCTTTGAACCGGACAAGGATCTCCCGAAACTAATTGGCTCGACTACGTCTACGCCGATCCCGACTGACGGTGATACCAAACCTGAGGGTGAAGGCGAAGACGAGGATGAGCCCGCTGATAAAGCAACCCCTCCGCTCAAGCTCGTAAACTGAGAGATAGGTCCATGACCATCAAGCATCACAAGCAGGGCGATCTGATTACCAAAGCCAACGAGAAGTACAAGTCTGGTGATCAGATCAACCTCGACCTTTCGATGGAGCTTGCAAAGACCAAGTTGGAGAACCAGCCTGAGGGGTTCTTCGCTGGCATCGCGAGTACTCCGTCCGTCGACCTTTATGGTCACAAGGTCATGAAGGGGGCTTTCGACAAGTCCATCAAGCAGAAGGGCCTGATGGGTCCTCGTGGTGTGAAGCTTCTGGTCCACCATGACTGGAGCAAACCCGCTGGTGTGATCTCGAAGCTCAAGACCGTGGGTGACAATCTCGAGATCGAAGGGCAGCTGAATCTGAATATCTCCTATGTCAAGGATGTTCATGAAGTCGCTGTCCAGAACGGCGGTCTCAACTTCAGTGTTGGCTTCACGCTGGATGACTTCGACTACGTCGATGAGGCGAAATCCGAAGACGGAGAGTACCTGATCATCAAATCTGGCGACCTGATGGAAGTCAGTGTTGTGGTCTTCCCTGCCCAGCTTGAGGCGGAGATGACCTTCATCAAGAATCACGATACGATGTCACAGCTCGAGAAGGCTCTTGTAGCCAATGGGCTGTGTCGAGGCAGGCGCGACGCGCACAAGTTGGCGAACTACTTGAAAGCGAATTCGCATCTGTTCCTAGACAGGCAGCAACCTTCGGTTGAACAGCCTGGTGACGAGCATCCCCTGCTGGATGTACAATTGCTGCAACCAGTTCGCGATCAACTCGCCCGCATCAAAGCGATGCTCTAGAAGGAACCCCGAAATGACGAAGACCCGATTTATGGCCAGCCCCGCCATTGTGACCCGGGGCATGTACCTGAAGAAGGAAGCCCCGCTCGACAAGGCGGCGGCCGAGAAGGCACTCGAGCTGCTCACCAAGGAGCTCGGCGACATCACTGGACTGTTGACCAAGAATCGTGCCGAGACCGAGCAGCAGTACAAGGACCTTTCGACTCACTTCGGCAACGTGAAGGCCGACAACGACGAGCTGAAGGCGAAGGTCCTGAAGCACGCCGAAGACTACGCCGCTCTTGTGGCGACGCAGCAGTCTCTCACTCAGGCGCTTGACCAGGTGAAGAAGGAGCTCGATGCTCCGATCATCAAGGGCGGCAATGACCTCGTCGAGTCCGATCGCAAGGCCGGCGTCGAGTGTCAGAAGCGTGCCTTCCTCTTCAAGGGCGGTGCGGAAGACGACTTCAAGCCGGACATGAACAACCTCATCGACGCGTCCGCCTATCGTTCCGCCGTGCGCAAGATGATGGCGGTCGGCATCGAGTCGAAGTCCAAGGTCATCCGTACTCTGACGGAGATCGAGCGCAAGGCGTTCGATGCGTCGTCTCTCGACAGCGCCTTCTTCTCGCCCGAGCTTCTGGGCATCGAAGTCGACTGCATCATCGAGTGTGCGGAGCTGCTGGATCTCTACGGCAGCGTGACGGTCAGCAAGTCGCAGTTCATGTACCCGCAGGTCATGGACTACGGCGCGATCGGCAAGTACGATTGCGATGCGAAGTGCGACGCCGAATACGGACCGGAAGGCAACATCCAGTTCAAGTCGGGTGCAGTCTCCGACTTCCGTGGCGTGTTCTGCTTCCAGCGCAAGGTGCTCCAGGAGGCCAACTATCCTCTGCTGGACTTCATGTTCCGTGCAGCGGCGCGCTCTTACCGCATCAATCGCAATCGTGCGTTGATGGTGGGCGACGGCATCAACGAACCGCTCGGTTGGTTGAACGCCAACTGCTTCACCAAGAAGGCCACGTCGGTGCCGGCGGCTTTCAACCACATCGACTTCCGCCTGTTCTACGCCAGCTCGCCCGTCGAGTACGGCCCGGTCACCGCGGTGATGCACCAGAACATGTTCGCGTATCTGGCAGCGCAGGTCGACACCACCGGACGCTTCATCTTCGGTGATGGTCTGATGACCTACTCCCCGAACGACGTGCGGGAGAACATCCGCATCTCGAACTGTCTGCCCGATGCGACCGCTGGCCTGACGAAGGGTTCTGCGACTGCTCCATTCACCGCTGGCGATTTCCTCGTCGCCGCCGGCAGTTGGAAGCAGGCCTACTACATGGTGAACAAGCGTTCGCTCTGGATGGAGCAGTGGGAAGGTCAGTCCACCGCTTGGTGCGTCAAGTACGTCTTCGGTGCCGAAGACGGCGGCTTCACCGCGTGCTGCCCCGCAGCCCGTATCCTGAGCGTCGGCTAATCGCTGGCCCCACTCACCCACCTTTAACCGAACGAGGTTCCCATGAACATCAACGTGGCCAGCCAGAACAATGGTCTTATTGCCTGGACTGGCTTGGCGAGTCGCCCGATCGACATCCGCCAACACATCAACTTCGCCTTCACCTTCGAGGTGACGGCGGATCTCGCTGCCGACGCTGTCTTCAAGGCTCAGTCGGCTCCCGCCAGCGATGCGGATCCTTGCCTCCCAGGTGCATTTACCGACGTGCCGGAGGTGCTCACCTGCATGCAGTTCGGTCCGCCGGATCCGACCACGGGATTCGTCATCCCGTCCGGGACCAAGAAGGGAGCCATCTGTACGGCTACTCTTCCGTGCCGGCCGGATGCCTTCGTTCAACTGGTCGGCACCGGAGCTGCCACAGTCCTGGCTGTGGCAGTTCTTGGAGGCCCCCGCTAAGGAGCTGACATGAACTTGAATATCGCTTCTCAGCACCAGGGAGTCATTGCTTGGAGCGGCCTTGCCGCTCCAGTCAACCCTGGCATCGATATCAGGCAACACAACGGGTTCTCTTTTACCTTTACGGTTGACTCTGATATCGCTGTCGATGCTGTGTTTGAGGTCAGGTCGGCACCTCCTCTCCCGACAGACAACTGCATGGGAGATGTTGCCAACGCCTCCGACATCCCGGAAGTTCTGATGTGTGCGATGCCAGGGCAAGTTGCTGCTCCGAAATCGCAGATCATCTTTCCTGCCGGTACGAAAGCAGGTACCGTCTGCACCGCGACTCTTCCGTGCAGACCAGACGCCTTTATCAAGGTGTTTGCGGTCAGTGGAGACACCGGCCGGATCACGGTTGTTGTCGTTCTCTCCGGCCCCCGGTGAGACGGACTGCTACCAAAGCGGTAAAAGTGCAGCCGGGCGATCAAATCGTCGTCCGTGCTGCTCTTCCTCCCAATAGCGGTCTTGCTCGATTATATGTCTGGATGAAAGAGTCTGGATCTAGTCAATTTTCGCCTTATGTTTTCGATCCTAATGCTCTTGCTCTTAATGGTCGGCCCACCATGCTTCCAACGTTGAGTATGCGACTTGTTCCGCAACGTCCTGCTCATACGATCAGTTTCATGGCCGATAGTGAAGGTCAGGTTGTTATCGTTCAAGAGGTCGACACCTACGACGATAAGCTCGCCGATGTAGTCCTCGATCTCTATATGGGTAACCGATCGAGACTGGGTCGACTTAAACGGAGACTGATCGAATGGCCGAAGACAGTGAAACTCTAGTAGTTCGCATGCTCCGCGTTAGCGGGCGGAACAAAGAGATCCAATGGTTCGAATATCGACCCTCGTTCCTCGCAGATCTTGTGCGGATCGAGTGGGAACTTGACACAATGGATGTTGAAATTGATTCTCCCATTGCTGACTACTTGCTGCGCGCGGGCTATGCTGCACCCGTTCTCCAGGGTTCGGCCCCAGCAGCCGAGCCAGAACCTCCACCCCCTCCCATTGCTCCCGAGATACCCGCAGAGGAACCGCCACCTCCGCCTGCGCCCTCGTGGTTGAAACCGAACGGTGGCACATGAAAGGAGAACACCAATGATTCCGGTTACTTGTCGCCCGGGTTGCGGTCCGGGGACCACGACTCCTCTTGCCGCACCTCCGTGCTTCACCTGCGTGGCGCCCGTCGTCCCGTAGGTGAAATGACCCCTCTCTACTCCCGCCCCCCAAAGTAAGAGTAGGGAGGGGATCTCTTGGGTCACTGGCATTACACCGATCAGCAGGTCTCACGGGTAACTGTGAGACCACTCCCGCCGGCACCTATTATCTCAAGGGTAAATCCCATGCTCCAGTTTAATGTAGACGACGCTGTTCGCGATTCGTGTCAGGTCTGCTGCTGTGAGCAGGTTGCCCTGAGGCCCGGAACAACGTCACGGATTTCGATCAATTATGCCCCGTGGGCAGTTCCCATCGGTCGGCTGCATTGCCAGCCTCAGTTCGCTTTGGAACAGATGGCGGTGTGTAATGTTACGCCTGGCGCACCAGTAAAGGTCGGCGGAGCCAATGTGGCGTTCGATACTCCTGTGAGCACGCCGCTTGAAGGCGATCTCACGGAGACGATTGAAGATCCTGACGGCGTTGAGCCGATGACCTTCAAGCTCGTTCCTTTTCAGGGACCCCATCATGGCGTAGTCACAGTTCAGAAGAATGGATTGTTCGAATACATACCCGAAGGCGGGTATAATGGTCCCGATCGGTTTTACGTCAGCGCCATTGACGTGACCAACAAAATGTCCATTTTCGAGGTCCTGATTGGTGTTGGAACAACGCTCTCCGATACCATGCAAGAGACACCTCACGTCACGGTGGAGTCGTTCACCGTGAACTATGCTCATTACTTCGTCACAGTTGCAATCAGGGTCGCGCCGAACGCAGATCAATGCGAAGTGTGGCGTCTCACTGCCAACATGCAGGCGATCGATTGTAACTGTTCTTGTTACAATCGAATGGACTGCTTCGATATCAGAATGAGCACCTGCTGATGTTAAGCAGCCCCGCCTATACTCTTACTCCGACCCCTGACCGCGTCGATCCTTTGAAAGAGGGTCAAGAGACTGCTGTCGACTGGGATCAGTATCTGAGTATGGAGATTATCCGTCTGCACACCAAGACGGATGATATTCCCGGGGTGACCGACGAACAATTGAAGCTCTATCGAAAGGCGGCTGTTGAGTCTGCAGAATTCTATACTGGTCTAACTCTTACCAAGCAAAGGATAATCACCGAAATTCTTCCGATGCCGAAGCGTAGGCCTGGGCACGAATACCATGTCGTTAAACTCAAGAGTGCTTCGAGCGATGGAATAGTCTACATCTACGGGGATAGTCGTAACCCCGAGACTATTCATATCACTCCGAATACGCGCAAAGTGCGGATGCAGTCACGGTTCTTCTACAATCCCGATATGAGTAACTGCTGTGACCCCTGCGCAGTTGCGACAAATGGACTCCGAATTATGTATCGAGCAGGATTCTCCTGTGCTGACCAGGTTCCTGCCGGAGTTCTTCTTGGTATTCTTCAGTTCATTGCCTGGGTTGTTGAGCATCCTGGTGATGAAGTTCTTAGCATGCGCAACACTCTTTCTGCCCGTGGTGGTGCGATTATCGGAACCAACAATATTGCTCTGATCAGTGGTGCGTTGGAGTCCTGGCGCCAATTCGATCCTGAGGCGTTCTAGTGGCTCGGGTCAAGATCAGTGAATTGAAGCATCGTGTTGCAATCTGCACGATGAAGGATGTCGTTGTATCTGCAGACCGAATGGAATTGCGCCGTGAAGCTGTGGTGTGGACGAGAGCGAAGATTGAGCACCAGCAGCATCTGCCTTCATTCGTGTCAGAGGCAGGCTACGCGATCAAAGAATTGGCGACGCGTGGAACGCATCGAATTCGGCTTCGATCAACGTTAGGAATAGACTATACTTCAGCGGCCTGGGTCTACGAGGAATTCTTCAAGAGTCCTCCTCGTTGGTACAAGGTTCTTGGTTTCGTAGATGATACTCGGGGAATGATCATGCTCGAATGTCATCTAGTCGAGAGCAGCGATACCGCTAAGCCGGTAGAGAGTGATCTTCAGCCCGAGCGTATGCAGGTGATCTTATGATTGAGATCAGCTTCAAAGAATGGGCTCCTTTCTGGGCGAAGCGCGACAAGGCAGCTTTCAAGCGTTGGCTCAAGGTTGTGGCTCAGGAGTCGGAGAAGGCCTTCAAGGGTGGGATGAAGTCCTATCCTTCTGCTTCGCGTCCAGGGCAGTATCCTGCTGTTCGTACAGGTAAGCTGCGAAGTTCAGTTTCATCCAGGGTCACCGACAACAGTGTGATTGTCGGAAGTAGCACGCCTTATGCAGGATATCTGCGTTACGGTACGCGCAAGATGGCGCGTCGTAAGATGTCCGACAACGCCTTGAAAGAAGGTATGGCTGCTGCCAAGAAGCGCGCCAGTAAGTGGGTAGGCTGGTCCAAGGGTTCACCTGGAATTAGATAGTGGACGCCATCACCCCAAAAGATGCGCTTCCTAAGGTAGAGACCCGTCTCTTGCCTGCTCTAGCAGCGGCAATTGCAGAATGGTTTCCTGAGTTGGGAGGTCGCGCAATGGCGGTCTCCGAAAGCTCAGTAACGAAAGAGAATATCCCGACGCTCCCTCTGGCTGTGACTGCTTTTGTTCGCAGCGTTGGTGAGCAGAGTGTGACGTCCCGTCAGAGTCAGTTTGAGATCACAGATCACTTTATTGTTGAGTTCTGGTTGCCTCCAGAGAAATACAAGCGTTCTAATGGAACTGAAGCGCCTTTCTGGAGCTACTACAATTACGAAGCGATTCGCGATAAGCTTCTGACGCATATGGCGACTTGGCAGGCGCCTCGAAATGCTCGGATTGCTTATCGAGCTTTAGATACCGAAGCGGATCAGTTAGCTGTGACGTTGACGTTCGGTTTCGTAGCTGCTATCAATTGGAAGGCTTGTATCGATCGGCCTCCAGATATGATAGTTACTGGTATTGATTTTCATCTTTGTACTCCAGCCAGTGAGTGTTGTGTTCCGGAATGTTTCGACCCCGTCCCGTGTGAAGACCCCTGTCCATAGGAGATCTTGATGGCCATGATCTATGTGCGTACCAAACCAGGCCGCAAGGCCTTCTTTCAGGGAAAAGTGATCCCTCAGGATAACTTTATTCCTGTTCCAGATACTCCCTATATTCGTCGGCTTGTCAAGGTATGGGGAGATCTCGACGTCCAAGGCGGCGACGAGAAGCCGAAAGCAAAGGGAGCTTCGCCGGCCTACGCTCCGCCTGCCCCGCCGAAATCTGCCGCGTAAACCCGTCCTTCACTGGACTTCATTCACAGGAGACTGACTTATGTCAATCGACAGTCTGCGGTCCGGTGCAATCCGGATTTGTTTCGATCCCTCGCTCAATGCCTATCCGAATCGCTGCCGCATTCTGGTCGAGGGTCAGATGCTTGATACCGGTACGGCAGAGGACGGTGAACTGATCAAGATGCCGTCGCTGAAGGATTCGGATCTGCTGTTCGGCGAAGGCAGCATCATCGCAGAAGGCCTCAAGACAGCGTTCATGTGCTGCCCCGAAGGGGCGATGGAGTTCTACGCTCTTCCGTGGAAAGACGTCACTGTCGGCGCGTCCGTGAAGGCGGCCTACACGGTGACCTTCACTGGAGTGGCGGAGAGCGATGGTCGTGCGGATCTGTTCCTGGTCGACGGTCGCTACAACACCTCGACGCGCGTTCACGAGGGCGACACGGCGGATGAGATTGCCACCAATGTGGCAGTGGATCTCAACGCCACTCCTGGTCTGCCATTCGTTGCTGTAGCGGCTGCTGGTGTGATCACGTTGACGGCCAAGAATGCGGGTACCGTGGGCAACGCTATCACCATTATCTATAATTGGCATCAGCGTCGTGGCTACGCTCCAGTCGGCGTTGAGGTGGTGACTGCTCAGAGCGTGCAGGGTGCCAATATCGCATTTGTGGTGCCGGACTATTCGGCGATCCTCGGAGAGTGCTGCTACTGCTGCATCGCGATGCTCTATGCCGACGATGACTGGCAGGATGCGATGATTGCTTACATCGCGTCGGCCTGGGACTGTTCGAAACCTCAGTGCTTCGGCCACGGCTACACCTACAACTATGGTACGTTGGGGCAGGTTCTCGCCTCCGATACCAACTCGGCGGAGGTCAGCCGCATCGCTCACTGCTTCAGCGATCCGGTCGCCGGTTGGCAGAAGGCTGCGGCATACGCGGCGCATTCGTGCTGCGCAACCATCGACAATCCGGAGTTGAATATCCAGGGACCGAACTTCGGTGTCCTCGGATGCCTCATTCAGCCGGAGAGCTGCTTCCAGTGCTTCACGTTCGAAGAGCAGCAAGTCCTTCAGGAGTCTGGCTTCGTTGTGACTGTTCCGCTCCAGGGCGGTACCGGTCTGATGACCAGCCCGATGGTTGTCAACGACGTGACGAATAACCGTTACGACGAAAAGGGTCGTTTCAACGCTACATGGTGGGCTGTCAGCAGCCGTCGTCTTGCTGCGGCGACTGCGGACCAGGCTGCTATCCAGCTTGGGCGCGTTCTGGGACTTGGTTTGTACACCAAGAACACCACGATCCCCGCCGGCGTGCGTGGTACCAACCCGAAGCTCATCCTCGGTGCATTCCGTAGCTGGGCGAAATCGCAGATCGGTATCCTTTTCTCCGAGTTCGAGGATATCGACAAGGATATCAAGTTGTTGACGGACTTCGAGGTTGCTCCGAAGTGTCAGGGTATCCCTGGCAAGCTCTGGATCGACTTCGTTTATCGTCCGCCGGTCCGTATCACCAACATCATCATCAACGCCAAACCGTCGTTGCTGACCAACTGCGATCGCCCCTACTAATTCACCCGCGCTGAGGCGCATAGTTTCGAGGAGACAACACCAATGACTTGCGACAATCAAGTTGGCGTCAAAAACATCCTGATGTCGTTCCGGGACTGCGATACGGATCAAGTCTATGGTCCGATCAGTCACGAGCTTTCATCGGAGGATCTTCCGACCTGGCGCCTCTGTGCTTTCAACAACGAAGCTTTGCCGCACGGCTATGTGAAGCGGCAGGCGAGCAATCCGGAGGTGGAGATCAAGGTGATTCGAGATCTTCGTATCCCCCTGTCGATGTATCAGGGGTGTTCCGATGTCAATCTCCAGGTCGAATACTACAACGGCCTGGTCTACTCGGCCGCGAAAGGAACCGGGACCGGGGATACCAAGTCAGACACCCACGAGGTGGAACTGACGATCTCGTTCAAGGAGATCGACGAACTGCTGCCGGCGGGCACTCTTGAACCAACACCTGATGTGGTTCAGCCGACGTTCGCCGTAGCGGCGTAACACAGACGGAGTATTCATGGCAACTGAAAAACTGAAGCTGCCACAGCCGTGGCAGCTTCGTGACTTGGCTATCGACGGTGCTATCGTTAATCCTCTTTCGTTTCAGGCGTTCTCGGAATACCTTGCCGAAGCGCAGGGAATGAAGAAACCAAAGACGCTTGAGGCCAGGTTGCGTAGACTTCGACTTGCGAAACAGGTGGTCTATTACGTCAATGGATCATCGACTCCTGTTACCCCAGACGATGTGACGATGATGCCGATTCCCAATGCTCGGGTGTTGGCAGAGCTTCTCGATGGGGAAGAAGGAGACGGCGGCAAGATCATTCGTGACGGCGACGGTATCAATACGTCGATTGTCTACGAGTTGGCAAAGCCAATCCCTGTCACGGGAAAGGACCCGATCACCGAGCTCGAGTTCCTGGCGAGCACCTACGGTGATATCGAAGATGTTATGGCGGCCGACAATAGCATCGCTCAGACTCAGCTGTTGATCGCGACGATTGCCAAGCCGCCTGGGATGCTACAACTTCCTTCGTGGGCTCTGAACGCTATCACAGTTGGAGATGGAGTCACAATCGCCAAACTTGTGACGCCACGTTTTTTAGGGTCGCCGGTAGAGTCGCAGAACGAGTAGAAGAGTATCGTTACTACTCTGCTTCTGCCGGCGATCTTAGAGTTCTGAAAATTCGCCAATTGACGTTTCGAATCTACAACTTCACTAAAATCCACAATCAAGAGACTCGAAACCGCATTCATCTAGCTGGAGGTAAGGCGTAGACGATGGCCTCTTTTACCGAAAGAGCAACTCTAGAGGTCAAAGACAAATCTACGGCCCAAATCCGGAAGATTAATGCGGAGTTGAAGAAGCTTCAAGCGACGGCGAAGTCTCTCAGAACTATCAGAGTTAATATTTCAGGTATTCCAGCCGCAAGGCAACAGGTTCAAGGACTCACCCGCGATCTGACAAGATTAAGGTCAGTTGCGAGATCGCTCAGAATTACTGTTGGTACGCAAGGCATTAGTCAGGCGAGACAGCAGCTTACCAATCTTCGAAATGCCGCTAGACGGCCAATCAATATTCGCACAACTCATACTGGGCCGAGATCCCCTTTCGGTCCGAATCCTCCAGGTGGTCCCGGTCGAGGTGGAAATAACGCTGGACGCGGCGGACGGGGCCGAACC